CTGACTGCTGGTGGTGCTGGAACAGTAGCAACAGGACAATTCGTAACAGAACTGACTGTAAGATAATGAAAAGGTTATTTGTTATTTTGGCACTGCTTGGGTCTCCTGCCTATGCGGTGCCTGTGGTTCCTAATTTTACTCAAGGGAGTATGACGAGCCACACAGAAACTAGACAGAAAATAACAGAGACCATCAATTCGATGGACTATAACACTGGATATCAATATTCTGTATCTGGGACTGGTATCACTGCAACTGGTGCATTATCACCATCTACATCTACTTCTACATCAACCATAGACGGAGTGAATTCTACATGGACAGGCATAGGAACCAAAGTAAACTTTACACAAACAACTCCAGGCGCAGCATTTCAATTCTCAGAAACTTATCTTGGTCCTGGTCTAAGCAATCAAACGATCATTCAGAGAACAACAGAAATAGAATCAATTACAGATACTCAAAGTATCTTCTCCCAATAATTCTAGGACTCTATCCAAATGTCAGCATTGCCCAAACTGTTGGCGGTGTATCTGCTACTGCTGCTCCTGTTGCTAATAGTTCAGGGAGCGTTACCAATCAGGCGATCCAGGTGCTGCAAGGTCCGTATATTACGAACACTTATGGAAATGGAATTCAGTGTCAAGGACCAACTAGAAACTTCACCCCCTATGTAACTGGTAGTGCTTCTGCTACCAAACCATATGAACCTTATTATAATGATCCAATATATGATATGAGGGATCTTGATGAGGATGGAGCACCAGATAATCCTGGCGATGTCTTGTATCGTATCCCTATTAGAACAGGTCAGAAAGATAACTACAATCTTGGAGTTGGATTCTCAATCACATGGTCAACACCAATAGACAAAGAACTCCAAGACAAATGCAAAGAAGCAGCTAATGCTAACATCGAGATGATGAAGCAACTAACTGCTAATAAGAGACTTGATTTTGAGATCGCAAGACTCAAGAACTGCGGCGAACTAATGAAGCAGGGTATCATGTTCCACCCCAAGAGTCCTTACTATAAAGTTTGTGCAGATGTTGTGGTCCAGAATGTAACTCAGGTTCCTAAGCACGAACATCCACACTTACATGCTATCCCTTCGGTTTCAGAGCAGATCTCAGTTCCCGAATCACCCGAGTCCTCTCTCGCTGAAGATCTTGGCGCTCCTTTACAGATAAAACAGGAGTAGTTTTACCTCTAATAGCAGCAATCTTTTTCATAACTTTCTTTACTGTTGGTTTGATAACCTTCAGTAAGATATCTGCTAATGGCTTTGCCATGATGGCAGATCCTGTAGCAATAACAGCAATACTACCAGTCATAATAATAGATCCAGCACTAGGAAGACCAGCAACTATCTGCTGAGGTGCTGATACTTTCTCTGTTATTTGAACACACTCATTACCAATCAATTTATATTCTACTACTTTCTTTCTGTATCCTTCAAGATATGTACCAACGGGTTCCTTAGCATCTTGTGCTGGTGTTGGACACTTGGTAGCAGAAAGAACAGGGGGAGTTTTAGGTATCGGTAACTCAGGAACAGGGAGAGTTTTAGGTTGCTCTTTTGTTCTAGTATCAACTCCAGCAGGATAGGTAGGAATTATCTGCTGTGGTTCAAAATTAATAGGATTATAACTGGGGACACCGCTATCGCAGTAAGTAACCAATCCTTTAGGGTCATCCCTACCGATTGTCTTGGATCTGGAGTTCGTCTCATGCGCTTCTACGCACCCAGGAATATCTACTATGGGCACACCAATATTTACCACGACAGGTGGTTCAAATGGCAGGGATGTGTAGTTTTCTGAAGCAGTTATTGGGGGTGGTATATTGATAGTACCGATCTTTATCTCTCTTATCTCCATCAGCAATCGTTGAATACTGAACCTATTTCTGATCCTAGACTGGACCCTGCCTTCTGCCCCAGCAAGACCGCCCAACCTGCCGCTAACCAACCGACGTAAGGGATACCCGAAAGGACAGGAGCAACGGCACCTGTGGCGATGCTAGCGCCCGCTATGGCACCTTGTGAGCGTGCTCCAGCGTCCGCCCGAATACACTCTTCGCTTTTGGCATTCTGCTTTCCCTCGTCATCAACAGCACCTCCTACATTTCTAGTGCCATCCATGGTATATTCATCACGACGATACTCAGATCTCTTCTCACTACCACCACCAAAGATTCCTTTCTTGGTAGCATCAACTTCAAGAGATCTCTCAGATGACAATACCTTAGGATCATTTGCTTTATACTTTATTGAGTATCCATCCCTTCCAACATTCACATCCCATGATGAGTATTCACCTGTGGGAATGTTGATAGCAGGATACTGTGGTCGGTTGGCATACTTTTCAGTTAGACTTATTAGATGACCTAGCACTCCAATATGTGCAACACCAATAGCACTACCAATAACTAACGCAGCAATTTTTACTGGGGATGTTTTCTTTGGTTCGTCCAATTTATTCTCCTCAGTAGGTGTTACCTTAGACCTCCTCATGATCATAAAGGAACATTAGGTCCCGTTGTAGTAGGAAGATTGGGAGTAGCTGCATCAATCATCTCAGGTAGTGCTTTCTTTATTGCCTCAATAGCAGCAGAACTAACCTTCTTTCTAGCATCTTCAATTAGAACATCAGCATTTTTGTATAGATATATACCACTTCCAAGTACAGACAAGGAAACTAAACCAGATAATAACGCTACAACATTAATTAGTTTTTGCATCTTTCTTATTGTCAATCGCAGAAACAACTTCTGGTTCTTTCTTTGCTTCTATTTTTTTAGCGACTGCAGCTGCACCATTCTTTGCAGGACTCAATCCAAATGCTGCGAGAGATCCAGAGAATACTGAAGCGATAAACGTAGGATCAAAGTCTAAAATCTTTTGACCATTTGGAAGTCTTACGTAACTAAATGTGAGCAAAGAAGCAGACCATATTAAAACGACAAGCTTCACCAAATCAGCTAACCATTCTCTAGATTCTTCATGATCTTTTTCAACCTTGACACTTGCTTCTTTTTCTATTTTATCTACCATGATAGACTAAAAAAAGAACCTCTATTATTTAGGAAATAAATAGTGAATAGAAACTTTCTTTCATAAATGGCAAAGGTCTTCACAAAATTCGGACTGAAAAGAGATTTGAATCTGTCCGATCTACCAAATAGAACTGATGCTCTCAACAATATTCTGAAAGGTCTGCAGCAAGGAACAGAAAGTTTCACGGCAGAAGATATAGAATTGTTGAAAGATATCTTCGTATCAGATATCACAAAGACTACATTCACGGATGCATCTGATGCTACTGTATTAGAACTAAAAGAATCTGGTATTAGTGCTCCTTATGATCCTTTGATTACATTCTCTAACAGAATCGACAAAGCATATTTCACCACATCTGAACCATTTTTCTTTGGTGGAGATGGTCCAACAACAAGATATTATGATAATGCTGCTATTGTTAGATCAACCCCAGGAAATGCTGCGACAAACTTTGAAGGTTTTGAAGAAAATAGTGTTGCGGAAACAACTTTATTCTGGGAGAGAGGCAACTTCTTTTTTGATGGGAAGTTTCTAGCAGAATTAGTATCAATATATGGTGCAGTAGAATGGACTGGTTACTTCAAACCAGTTCAAAATGGAGTTCACAATCTAAGAATAATTACTAGAGGATTCTTGAAAGTAGAATTTGACGATCTCTCGCAGACAAGAGACTTTACATTTGATCCAGGAACAGGTACGTTTAATTATAACAATAACGACTTTGATCTATTGAATGTTGTTGTTGATCAAACAAGATTAGATCAATCAACAAATTTATCAACCGCAACTATTGTAAATACAAACAATAGTCCTTTGGGAGATGCGAGAACTGTCACCATAAACTTAGGATCTCTATCTGCATACGAAGCTTATAAAATAAGAATCACACATTTCATAAGTGAAGATGCGGTTCCAACAGGTGTAGACATATCGAGAGCAATCAACTTTGACATTCTACCTCCATCATCAGGATCATACATAGATCTAAATTATAAGTATCTTTATAGCGAATCATATTTCACCAACTATAATATTGGCGATTTCAAAGCGTTTATCGATAAAACAATCTCGTTAGGAGGAACAGAGATTGGTTCTAATGGAACTATTGGAGATGTCTCTGGATCTTTTATTGAATCTACTGAAACACCTACACTAGGAGATAGTTATAAAAATCTCAATAATTTATTTCCAATTATTTCCTATTACCAATTTCCAAACAATATTTCTAGCGTTGAAAAAGATGTCGCTGGATGTTCTTTAGTTAGCGGAAGAAGCATTATAAGTTTCGATGAGAACGTAAACACAGAACCAGATCCCACAGAAAATATAGAAATTGGAAACTATGTATTTGGTACTGGCATACCAGTTGGATGCAGAGTAACAAAAGTCATTCAACAATCTTCAATAGAAGTAAGTCCTACACCAACAACAACTGGAACAGTAACTCTAACATTTGTAAATCATCGTGGTTTGGTATCATATGGAATTGGTGATGTTGCAAATAATAATGTTACAAACATTACAGATTCATTTAGTCTTACAGATATAAAGACAAATCAAATTCTTTTATCTAATGGACTTTCTTTTACATATAATGACGATACTATAGGAGTACCTGGAAGTACTGCAGATGGAAAATTGATACAAGAATATGATGGATCTCAAATCATATTAAAAAATACAGATACACCAGCAGCAATCGGCAATCAAAAGTTTTACATCTACCAAACTTCTGGATTGAATAGTGATGGTCTTGATTTCTTCTGTCAAGATGCAGTAAAAACGAGACTACTTGCAACAAATAATGATACAACTTCTGATACTGTTATTTTACAAGTAGAAGATACATCAGAAATATCTTTGGGTGATTATGTACATGCTTTCCCAACCATAAATTACGGTACTAGATCAGATGGATCTGTAACCGAAACTTTTAGCAGAGTTCAAGTAACTGAAATTGACGTAGCTGGAGTTCCAAATACAGTAAAGATAACAAGGACTGTCGGAACAGGCGCAGCTTTATTATCTGGTTTAGAATACAATCCAGACAAAATAAAAAATATAGTATTTACAACTTCAGATATAAACAAAGAAGTTTGTTTTAGACCAACCGATACTTCACCACCATTTAGTGCAAACTCCACAGGTCTTACAACACCAAATGATGTTTCATTTGTTGATGACTTTACAAGTAATGGTGGTGGAAATTTCAATCCAGATTCAACCATCACATATTCAGATTTGAATATAGTTACAAACGAAAATAATTTATATCTCATAAACCCTGCTATTGACAGAGTAACAAAGTACATACCAATAACAGATAGCACGGGTACAGAGTATTATATTATGATGGGAGATGATCCTACAGAACCAATAACATAATCAAGTAGAAGCTTCTGCCAATAATATATTATATTCTTCCCCGTTTATAATAACGGGTAATTTATGAGTGAATTTGGCAGCGATACCAGCAGGGAATAAAATATATCTACCAACAGGCAGACTAGGATTTTCTGGATCAAAATCAGTTGCATTTTCAGGGATAGATCCAGATCTATATAAATCTTGAATCTCTTCTATAGTAATGCAACCAGTAGCAGAAGCATCTCCTAGAATAAGATTTCCGATGCTTGCTTCTTGTTGAGTTGGATCGCTAATTGTTGCAGCAGAGTATTCTAATACCCCACCATTCAATTCCCAAGGAGAACTATTATCAGAAAAAGATCTTAGTTTTGTCACATTATCTAGAGAAGAACTAGGGTCAATAATAAAAACTCCAGGACTAGCATCAAAAAATAGTTCTTCTGTGCCACTAATAAAATTATCTGGGTCAATAGTTCTCAAAGCACCTTCTAGTTTTATTGGATTCTCATTAAAAGTATTACTCAAAGATCTCACATACTTCTTAGACTTGAAGAAATTTCCAGAGTCTAAGATAGATTCTAACCTATCAAAATTTTCGTTGAAAGTAGAATCAAGTATGCCAAATCCATAAACAGGTCCTGTTCCGCCATCAGTATCTTCAAATCTAGGTTTCACTAAATTCAATATGTTGTCTTGCGTTACAGAGTTATCTCTGACAAAGACTATAGGATAATCTATAGTAGGAGTGGTTGATATTGATATCGGAAATACTAATTTTGTTCTTTCATAAAAAGAAGTCAGTTTGAATTCGTTGATGTTGTTTGAAAAGGCAATAAAATAGTCTTGAGAATAAGCGAGAGGAGACGGAAGAGTAAACAATTCACATAAACAGTAAGGGTATCTATCAGTAGGATCAAAACTTCCAAGGGGACTATTCTCCTTGAATACATCAGAATAACCAGTACTAGTAACATTTAGACTGGTGGTAGTTGGGACACTAAGTATTCTAAAATCTTTTCCATTAAAAAATTCAGCTACACCGCCACCAAAAAAAGAATCCTCTATACGTAGAGTTTGAGTTATTGCAATTTGAGATGATGTAATTCCATGTCCAATATCAAATTGCAAAGTGAGAACATCAGTAGATACATTATACTGTAAATCTGTAATTTTTCTTGCTGCTTTTACTCGTACTTTATCTCCATTTCCATAACAAGATATCAAATCAAAAGTAAAAGTATTTTCATTAGTAATAGAAAATCCAGGTTCATTTACTTTATAAATGATGCTACTAGTGTTCTTTGTATTTCCAGAAAATATAGACAGGTCGGTTGATATGCTACCACCTGCAAGGTTGTTTATTGACTTGACTCCATCAATTGTTTCAGAAAGATTGAACCTCCTGACGTAACCTTGATTAACTGAAAGTGCCATTAGCTATTTACTCCTATTGACCATCCAACTTGTCTTAATAATTCCGCTGCAGCAAATCCAGTAAACACAGCAGTATTCTGTCTCTGAGTAATGCCATCAACATCAAAGAATATATTTCCAAGAGCAATATCACCAGCAGAATTTTGGAATTGAATAATATTAGGGGTTCTCAAAGTCTCTCCACTCAAGAATCCAGAACCACCATTATTTATTTGAGTGATGGTATAAGTTGCACTATTATAAAAAGTTAGTTGAACATCTACTACACCAACTTCCAGATCATAATTTTCTGGTCCAGAATATCCAAGATCAGATGCAGAAATTACAATTGTGTCTCCAATCTGATAACCACTACCTCCAGATACTAAACTTATAACAGTTATTTCACCATTAATATTACTCTCAACTTGAATTTGTGCTCCAGATCCAGAAGACTTAGTACCACTATCAGTAAATATAGAATTTATTGATGCCGTATAAGCCCGAGCTGGATTGCCAGGAGAAGTAAACGTTTCTGCTAGAGCAGTTACTATTCTCTCAGTAGTATCAACCGCAACCTGAACCGTTGCAAAAGCTCCTACACCATCACCAGCAGCACCATTATAAGCAAGAGAAACAGAAGGGTAAGTTTGACTGACAGGAAAATATCCTGCAGGAACACTTCCACCTACAGACCCTAAGGATGTAATGTTTCCATTTACAATTGTTGGATCAGCAGGATCTGTAAGAGAAGAAATAATTCCAGAAATTGTAGGGAATGGAGTTGGAGCAGAATTGTTTCCACCCCTCAAGTTTACAGATACCCCTCTTCTAGGGAAAGCTTTATAATTATCAACCAAATCAAACAAAATATTGTTGACTGATTGCTCAGAAAGATTGTTTACAGAAATATCTAACTGCCTAAGTCTAGATAGTCCAGCGAAACCAGAAACATATCCAGTATAGTTATTATTATTCAACGAAAGTATCTCAACGTTGGGACAAATTTCAGTAAAGTCGGGAAGATTGCCACTCAAACTATTTGAAGATAAAAATAGTTCTAAGAGTCCAGGAAGATCACTTGTCTGAGATATTAGTGTTATATTGTTTGATTCATAATTGATATAATTCAAAGAAGTTTTTTGTATATACTCAAGTGTTCCAGTAAAATTATTGTTTTGTAATTGTATTCTTCGGAGATTGAATGCAGATGCAAAGCTCGGAACATTACCAGTCCATCCTTGACCATCACTTCTAACATCCGTGAGACTAATAGCAGCACTAAGGTCTGGGAAGTTTCCAGTAAATCTTCCTGCTCCAAATAGGTATAGAACTGAAAGAGTGTCTTTTACAGGAGTGAATGTATTTGGATCAATAGGTCCAGCAAAATTTTCATTATCAACACTCAATAAAAATGTAGATACATTAGTAGAGTCCTGAAAAGTATCTTCATATAGACATTTAGGAGATTCCCCCGGAGGTAGTCCTGGTCTTCCTGCTATCAATCCATTACATCTACGAAGATCTATTCTCTGCAGATTAGAATTATTAGCAAACTTCGGTATATATCCAGAGACA